TTAAATTTAGTGGAAATTTACAATATACAAGAAACGCTGTAAATATAAATGTGACAAGTGGTATATCTTTAGTAATTCCAAATTTATCATCTAGTGGTGGAGAAAATATTGAGTCAATTGAGTCTATTAGAAAGTTTGCACCCCAAATTTATGCAACTCAAAATCGAGCGTTGAGTGCAAATGACTTTGAGGTGTTGATTCCTAACAAAATATATCCAGAAACAGAATCAATTTCAGTTTTTGGTGGTGAAGATTTGGTACCACCGCAATTTGGAAAAGTTTTTATAAGCATAAAACCAAGAAATGGTGATTTTGTTCCTAATTTAATCAAACAAAATATAAAAAGAGATCTAAAAAAATATTCTGTAGCTGGAATAGTGCCAGAAATATTGGATTTAAAATATTTGTTTATCGAAACAAACACAAAAGTTTATTATAATACAAATTTAGCACCCAGTTCATCCTTCGTAGGAACTAGAGTTCAACAAAATATTACAAGATATGCAGAATCATCTCAATTGAATCGTTACGGAGCTAGATTTAAGTACAGTAAGTTCTTAAAGATTATCGATCAAAGTCATGAATCAATTACTTCAAACATAACTACAGTTGAAATGAGAAGAGATTTAAGATTATCTATATCAGAAACTGCAGAATATGCGATAGATTTTGGAAATAAATTTCATATAAACTCTATGAATGGTTTCAATATTCGTACAAGTCCTTTTCGAGTTTTAAATATTAATACAGATGTTTATTTGTTTGATGTACCAAATTCTGATGGAAAAAAAGGACAGATTGGTTTATTTTCACTTGATGCTGGAACTGGAAGTCCCATTATTCAAAGAAGAAATATTGGAGTAATAAATTATGAAATCGGACGTATCACGTTAGATCCAATAAATATTGTATCAGGTAAAACAAAAGATAATGTGCAAATAATTGAGATTTCAATTTCACCTGAGTCAAATGATGTTATTGGATTACAGGATCTTTATTTACGACTAGATAGTAGTGTTGTTGATACAGTTGTAGATGAGATTACATCTGGTATTGACCCTTCAGGTTCAAGTTACACAGTTTCCACAAGTTATTCTAACCGAAATATCGTAAGATAGATGCCAGAAAAGAGAGTTAAATTAAGTCAAATTGTTAAAAGTCAATTGCCGATGTATGTGCAGGAGGATTTTCCTGTTGTCGGTGAATTTTTATCAAGATATTATCTCGGACAAGAATATCAAGGTGGCCCAATTGATTTAATAAACAATATTGACTCTTACATCAAATTAAGTGAAAATAGCAACGCAGTAAAATCAACTAATACTACAAAAATCGCTGGTATTACCACAGGAACGATATTTGTTAGTAATACTGAGGGATTTCCTGAAAATAATGGTCTTATAAAGATAAATGATGAAGTCATAACATATCAGAGCAAAACAGATATAAGTTTTGTAAGATGCACAAGAGGTTTTACTGGAATAACTTCATATATTAACCCCTCAAATCCAGAAAATCTTGTTTTTTCCTCAACTTTTTCACAAAATCATGAAAAAAATTCAACAGTTGAAAATCTTAGCGTATTATTTCTTGATCAGTTTTTAAAAAAGTTAAAAAATCAGTTTTTACATGGTTTTCAAAAAGATTTAGATCCAAAATTAAATCAATCTCAATTTATAAGACAATCAAAAGATTTTTATTCAACAAAAGGAACTGATGAATCGTTTAAAATACTTTTTGGTGCTTTATACAATCAAAATGTTGATATTAATCGACCTATAGAAAATGTCATATCACCATCTAACGCAAATTATCGAGTAACAAAAGATTTAATTGTTGAATTAATTAACGGTGATCCAGACGATCTAGTAAATAAAACCTTATTTCAAGATCCCTTTGAAAATATATCAAAAGCTTACGCTCCGGTAAGTGCAGTTGAAAAAATATCAGTTGGAATTCTTACAAATACTTATTATAAGGTAAGTCTTGATGCATCTTATAATCGAGGAGATGCTTCAACTGAATTGTTATATGGTAATTTTTCAAGTCATGCGAAAACAAAAATTATTGGTCAAGTTGGTGCAGGACAGACATTTATGGATGTTGATTCAACTCTTGGATTTCCAAAATCTGGAACTTTATCATTTACATATGATGATGGGTTTACAGGAATTTGCACTTACTCTGATAAAAATTTAAATCAATTTATTGGTATTAATACAACAGGTATCGCAGCGACTATTAGTGATAATAGTTTTGTAGATCAAGATACTTTTGCATATGCGTCTGATGGTAACTCGTTAGATGGTATTAAAATAAAAATTAGATCAGTTTTAAAAGATATACAAATTCCAACAAATACTTATTATCAAAAGAAAGGATCAAAAATAAAAATTAAAAGTTTAGGTAAAATTGGTTCTAATTTTAAAGAGAATAATTGGTTATTTAATACAGCTCAGAGTTATGTTGTAAAATCACTTGAAATTGTTGATTCTATTAACAATACGTATAAACTTGTTACAAAGGATGTTAATATTTTAAGAATTGGTGATAGAGTAACAACACATGAAACTTTTGCATCCGGATCTCAATGGGGTGATAAGATAACTTCAAGTTTTGATCCAGTGTCAAATAAAAAATATGTTGTGACAGATGTATTCGATCAAAATACATGTTTAATTTCGGGTACTGGTATTTCCGATCCTAGAAAAATAACAAAAATTACTCGTTTAATTTCAAAAGTAGATTCTGATCTTCATCCTAATTTAAATAAATTTACTGCTAATATTCAAAATGTTTATATCAAACCTGATGTTGGAACTGTAAATGGTATTCCATATTATGGGCCATATCATGAGCATGAAGGAAAAAGAATGGTTGGGTCACAACATGTTCCATATCCACATGATTTTATAATACCTAATTCGGACTCGAATAAGATTTTAGTTGCTTCTTCTTCTCTTCCATTTACAGGAGTTTCTAAATTAAATCCCAAATTTCAAAAATTTACCTTTAGTGGCACTTATAATTTAAATGATGAAGAAATAGTAATTACTGACCAAGTTGATCATAATTATTTCACAGGGGATGCTGTTTATTACACACCGGAAAAAACACAAGTTGTTAATACTTTACCTGATGGAACAGTGGTTGTTCAAGAATTTATCGCAAGCCAAATTTTTGATGAAGGTTTGTATTTTGTTAAAAGAATCGATGGTAACAAACTTAAATTTGCGAAAAGTCAATCTGATATAAACAGTGACACATTCGTAAAAGTAAAAACACCAAACAGTGTTGATACTGTAACAATAACATCAAATGATATTATAAAGTATGAATTTAACGGAAAAGTCATTGAATCACAAAAACTTTTTAGAGAAGTTTCAACACCAATTTCAGATGGACATGTTCATAAAACAACTTCCGGATATACTGGTATATTAGTAAATGGTGTTGAGGTTTTAAATTACAAATCAAAAAATGCAGTTTATCATGGAACACTTAATTCGATAAATGTATTAAGTCCGGGTGATGATTACGACTTAATAAATCCACCTCTTTTATCAATCACTGATAACGTTGGATCAGGGGCCACAGGAACATGTTCTGTTAAAGGATCATTCAAAGAGATAAGAATATTAGATTCTGGATTCGATTATATTGAAGAACCAGTAATAAAAATTACTGGTGGTAACGGAAATAATGCAAATGCAGTTGCTAAATTAAATACAGTTCAGCATGAAGTCATTTTTAATGCAGATGGTGTTGGTCTTGGAACAGTTAACATAGGATCAGTATCAAGTAGCACCGCTGGAGTAAATACCTCATCAATAGGATTTACTACCTATCATAAATTTAGGACGGGTGAGAGAGTCATATACGACCCTTTGGGAGGCATTCCTTTAGTAGGATTATCTACAGAAGCAACCTACTATACTTCGAGTCAGAGTGAGTATTCAATTAAATTACACCCCACATATGATGAGGCTGTAACTGGAATTAACACTATATCTATTACCAACTTTGGTAATGGAGTTCAATCATTTAAATCACTTAACGGAAAGGCCATTCTTAGTTCTGTTGTATTAATTGATAAAGGAAGTGGTTATGAAAACAAGGAAAAGACATGTAATTCAATTGGTATTAATACCTCCTTGAATACAATTAATATAACCAATCATGATTACAAAAATGGTGAAATAGTAAGATATTCATTTGATGGAACTGCAGTTGATGGTTTATCTACATCTTTAGATTACTACGTAACAGTTATAGATGAAAATTCATTTAAATTATCTAACGTGGGTGTAGGCACAACTGTTAAGAGTTTTTATTTTGACACAAAACAATATAATGATATTAGAAGTGTAGGTTTAGGAACACATAAGTTTAATTATCCCCCAATAAATGTAGAGGTGATAGGTAAAGTTGGATTATCATCCATTGCTGGAAAAACATATGAAGCGATTATTCAACCAATTGTAAGAGGTCAAATAACTTCAATTAATTTGACAAACACTGGTGTTGGGTATGGAGCATCAGAGATACTCAACTTCAATAGAAAACCAGAAGTTGATTTGTATTCTGGAAAAGATGCTGTTATAACACCAGTTGTTGCAAATGGGAGAATAGTGGATGTAAGTGTTAGTTATGGTGGAACCGATTATAATTCACCACCTGATCTTGTTGTTTTGGGTATTGGATCTGATGCAAAACTTACCCCTGAATTAAATTCCTCCGGTAATATTGTTTCTGTTAATATTCAAAGTAGTGGTGTTGGATATGGTGTGTCAACCACTTTTGTTAGAGTTGATCCAGCTGGAAAGGGAATAAAAGTTGATCCAGTTATTCAAAAGTGGACTGTTAATGAAGTTGCTAAAAATTTATTAAATTTAAATGATGATGATTTGTTTATTTCAAAACCAGTTAACTCTGATTATGGATTACAATGTTCTTATGCATATGCTCCTAGAAACTTAAGAAAAATATCATATGCATCCGATCCTGACGGAAATGTATTATACGGTAAAAAGGATTTAAATTTAATAAATGGTGTTGAATCGGAAAACGATTCTCACTCTCCAATACTAGGATATGCTTATGATGGTCATCCAATATATGGCCCATTTGGATTTGTAAACAAAACTGGTGGAAATATTGTTCAA